TGTGGTAAAATTTCTTCATGAAATATTTCTTCTCTTTGCCTTGATGCGTGAATACTGGCGAGAGCTTCAGAGTTTAAATTTTCTAATGAAAACCCCATTTCTGATGCTATTTCGATTGATTCAGAAAGTGAACAGTCATTTTCTTTTAAATATTCCATAGCTTTATAATAATAAATTATTTCTACGTTAAAAAATCCACTATCTAAAAGATCATTAAAAATTTCATGTGGATCGTATTCTATTAAATCATCTTGCACACCTGTGTTAATAAAGTCGGTTGCATCTTCTTGAAAATGTTCTAATGTTAACTCCTGTAATAGTTCTACATATTCTATACTTTTTCTATTTTTTAAATCTTTTTTTGTTTCTGTTTTCATTTTAAAGTGTTTTTAAGTTAGTTAATTATTTTAAATTATTTATAAAGTTTAAAAGCCTTCTATCAAAGTTTGTTTTTTCTTCTTTGATTTCTTTGTTTTTCATGTCTTTAAATTGTTGATTTACTTTTATAGATGTATTCCAATCTAATTTTTTTAATCTGTCTATCTCTTTTTGATATTCTTTTAATTTTTTTGTTTTCATAGTTTTATTATTTAATATTATTAATTTTGTTTTCTTCTTTTTGTTTATCTTCTAAAATGTGTTTTATATTTGTGCTTTGTACTATTGGGAAATCATTTCTAAATAAAGTGTATATTATAATTCCGTTTTTTTGTTTTGTTTTTTTAATTGTGTAGATCATTTTTTTAAGTGTTTTAATTATTATAATGCAAATATACAACTTTTTTTAATATTCAACAAAAAAAGATATAAAATGTTGAAAAAGTTATTAAGATTTATTTTGTTAATAACTTGAGCATCAACCCTTTATATAATAGAACGCACACACGTATGCACGCACACACGTAAAGAGCAGACCTGGCAGTTTCACAGCAGTTTCAGGGCAGTTTCACAGCAGTTTCGTAATTTTTTTTTTTTACAAAATTTTTTTTAAAAAAATATTTTTTTTGTTATGGAATTTTTAAATACCAGTCAGCAGTTTCAATGCACTCATCAAGACCTTTAACAACCTTTGCAAAGTAACCTGCTTCATTTAAATATGCAACCCATTCCTTTTGTTCTTTAGTTGGATATGATTTTTTATTCGCTTTGATTTCTAAAAAACATCCTGCATATTTGTGATTTACTTTTAGTATTTGCATGTCTGGAAACCCCTTGACATAACCTGTTTTTTTAGCTAACACAGCTTGTTTCATTGAGGTTCTTATACCTCCTAAAGAAGCACAGTATCTAACTTGAGGATAATTGTATTTAAGGTAAGTACAGAACGCTGATTGTACTGATGCTTCTGGTTTCATTAATGATGATTATAAATAGATTTACCTACCCTACGTACCCCCCTATACCCCCTATCACCCCCTGCATAGGTTGTTTTTTTGATAAGTTGATACATTAGTGGTTGTGATACATTGTATTTTCTAGCCAAAGAAGATATAGTTATCTTTTCTGTAGCACTGTTATATTCATCTCTTATAGCTTGTGCTTCTTCTTCTGTAAACTTTCTTCTGGAGTAACCTCCACCTCTCATGTCTTTCCTATCTTCTAATTTTATCTTTCTAATCTTTGGCATATCTATTTATTTTCTGTATATATTATTATTGTTTCAACATCACATTCTTCATTTGTGCAACTATAGTTACCAACTATACCATCTCCTTCTAAATCATAATCTTGATAGTCATGCTCTCCAGCCCATAATAATTCTTCATTACATTTTGTACAATTCATTTTTAATAATTTGTAAAGCCATACTGATCTTCAATATCAACTTTTATTATTTCTACTTTAAATTTATCTGGTTTTTTTTTATGCAAGTACAATATTCTATTCATTATTGTTTCATCCTTTTTCATCTCGTTTATATCATCTGTCGTTGCAAAAGTATCTATCACTCCTTCTACTGGTCTTCTTGTCACACCTACCTTATTACTAATCTTATAAGTAGCAAATATTCTAAATATTGGCTTTGGCATTTTTAATTTTATCTAACTCAAACTCTAAATGATTTATAGCTTTTTGTATGCAATCTATAGCAGTTTCATGCTTCCTAGAACAACGCAATATATAACTTGTTGCAGTTCCTAAATTATAACTAAGATTAAAATCCTCTATAATCTTTCTTGCTTCATAACCATAAACATTACCTATGTAATAGTTTGGTGTTTTATTTTCTTTATAATCTATTCCTAATTCTTCTTTTGACATAAACATTTTTGGATTAATTGATTTATTTCTATCAAAGTCATAATAATATTTACTGTGTTTTTCTTTTTTCATTTATCCTATCATGCTCTAAACCACCTGTTAAAGTGTTTTCATATTGTTTTATGTTTGATTCTAACCTCTTATCATTCTTGCTTTCATTCATAGATGAGATGCAATGTAATAAAATACTTATAAAAAACACAACAAAAACTATACATAATAAAATCCAAAGTAAAATCATTTATCAAATTTTTTTGCTGCTTGATTATAGCCATACATCCAACCAAAAAAACAAGAAGCTATCATTAGTAATACTGTTGTAAACATTTCTCAAATTTATAAAAATAATTCATATATAATAATTTTATCTTAATAATTTAGGTTCTGGTCTAAAATGTGGTACTGTTTTAGGATCAGCACCTGCATTTACTTTTGCTCTAGCATCCCATATTAAATCTTTATGACTTCTTAACCACTTCATATATGTTGGTACATTTAAATGTATAAAATCTTTGCTATGTGGACTTCTAACACCCAACCTAAAGGCATTGACAGCATCTTGAAAATAAAAGTTTTTATATGTTTTCATTAAATCTTCAGATAAACTTTGTGCCATTATAACTTTTGTTTCTGCATCTACATTATGTTGACCTAACTCTATATAAGTTTTACTTAATAGATCTAAACACAAATCTTCTAATTCTTCTTTTGTTTTTGTTTTTATCATTTTCTACTTTTTTTTAATAATTCTTTTGCTTCCATATGTGAACTCAGATGCATATGTACCTTGCTTATACTTTTTGTTGTGTTTCTTTTTTCCCAAGTTCTTACACATGCTTTCCAGTTTTTCATTTTGTTTTTACCAACCTTCCAGTCTTTACTTTCATAAAAATCAAAAAAAGTTTCTGCATCTAAACCATTAGATCTATCTTTACAATAGTCAGCAATTTCAACAATAGTTGGTTTTTTAAAACGACCTTTATTATTACTATATGTAATATTATTATTAATACTTGTATTATTATCCTTAAACTTTTCTTTAATACCCTCCCTGTCTTTTACTTTAATACCCCCTTTAAGAATACTTATATACCTCTTATCAATTTCTTTGGTACCCTCTTTATATGTGTAAGTAGTTGATATATAACCATTTACAATAAGTTCTTTAATCCACTTAGAAATAGTTACAATACTCTTACTATATAGTTTTGAAAAGTATCTGTTAGTTGCAAAGCACTCCCCATTCATATTTAATAGTGCAGTTATTTCTGCATACAATAGTTTAGCATGGGCAGTAAGATTTTTGTCATACCTAACTTCTGCAGATATGATTGCATAATAGTTTGGTTGTTCCATAATTATCTACTAAATAATTGATTTGAGTACCATATAATATTTTTCTTACCTTTATTATTTTCGTAAGATTTTAATTGTTTATCTGCAAATTCTTTTGCTTTATCATTTATATGAGTTATGCTTTGATTATCCATATATTGTTCATAAAATTCATACCATTTAGTTTTTCTTTTGTAATCGTAATGCTCTTGTCTTAATTTTTGTTCATCCATAATTTAAAGTTTTATTTTATAAAAAAGGAAAGAAAGAAGGAGTCACCATCAAATTTAAATTGTAAATTAATTTTATTAATACTCAATTATTTGTTGTTTATCAATTGTGACCTGTAATTGCTTCAAAGTATAACGCCCATTATTAAATTAAATAAATTACAACCTCCTTTCTAACCTATATTGTTTTATGTTAAATGTTTATTTATCACCTCATCTTTTTTATCCAACTCATCCTCTAAATCAGTTATATAATTTTTTTGTTTTATAAAAACTATAGCTGCACCCATAATATTACCTAATAATAGACATAATAATATTACAGATAATACTGATAAACTAGAATGGTAAATCATCATCTTGTGTTTGTTGTTTCTTTTTTTCTGGCTTCCAAGTATCTACCTCAACATAATGAGTTTTACCATACTGATCCACTTCTCTTTTTTTTACAGTCTTTAATTTTACATACTCCTTACCTTCATATTTAAATATATGATCTTTTGCATTATCTCTTAAATCTGACAGGCATATAGTTTGTTGAATCAAATTACCATCAAACTTTTCTATACCACTACCTACATAAATTTTTTCTTTTGTTTCTGACATTTTCTTTGTTTTTTAAGTTATACAATTGTTTTAATTTTTTATCTATTTCTTTGCTTTGTTGTTGTAAAATTCTTATTGTTTCATCTACTTGAGTTTGTTCTATTCTTTCTTCTACAATCTTGTACATTTGTTTTTCTTTGTAACCTTTTAAGTTTTTAAATATTTCAAATGTTCTAACATGATGTATTATGGAAGCATGATGTAAGTTTGCAATCTTACCTACTTCAACTAAA